ATATAATAATCTAGTTTTCTTTGTTAATGGCATACCAGTAACAGAGGCAATTGTTGAGATCAATTCCTGGTTTATGATAGCAATTGTGTTTAATTCTGCATTAGACTTTAGCTCAGCTAGTGGTGCTATTCGAATGACTGGACCACTCCTATTCAATAATCTTAGTTACTACAAAACTAGAGAAAGTGACGAGGTTAATAGGTCTACATACCGTAAATGGTTTGGTGTCTCTGTTATCGATGGTGAAGGAGTGCCTTGGGATTACTGGAAGAGTGGGGTACCAGAAATTGGTGTGCCGCAATCAGAATGGGCAATTCAACCATTTACGTGGAGAACAGTGCTTTATGCAACACTTCTTCCATCCGCCGCTGTTGACGGAGAAACGCTTTATCGTAAGTTTACGGGTACCAATAGGTTTACAGTAGACACAGACAGCCTACTTCGTATTCGTAACTATAAGTATTCTGCTTATAACGCTACTGGGTGGCAAACAAAAGTTACTTCACCTGTATAATATGGTATACTTATGGTTATGGACAAAATAATGAAGGGCCAAATTGGTAAAACTAAGATTCAGGTTATTGAAGAACCTTTCTCTAATGCAGGCTTATATATATGGGTAAAGCCAGATGGTAAGGCTTTTACTGGTGGAAATAATGACCCACTTTGTATTGAGTCAATGCGAGGAGATCAGTCTAAGATTGACGAACTAACAAAAGCTGCTGCCTATTATGGACAACCAGAAGGTCAGGCAGTGTTTTTCCCAAATCAAAGAATGGTTAGTGACGAAACACATAGCGAACAGGTTGATCGTATGGTTAACGGATTAATACCATCTGAAAATGACCTTGGTGCACTAATTGCAGCTAAAAAGACTATTGAGACATATGGAGCTGATGCATATAATGCATAATGACGGATTAACTAGACTTGAAATTCCACTTAAATTGGATGACGTTATTGATGATGATACCAATAAGATTCTCGATCCATTTAATAAAACATGGGATGAAATTAAAGATTACCATGGCCTAGACGTTAACTTTAAACGACGCAATACCAGAATCGCAAAAGCAGAGGCATCAGAAGCCTATCTAGATTCAGCTAGTGCAATTGACAGCGGTATTGATGGAGCCAAGTCTAAAAAGCTTAACCCAGGAGCTGTATATCGTAATGCTTATGGTATTTTTGATATCATTACACCACCCTATGATGTTTATCAGCTTGCTGGATACTATGACACTTCCTTTGCTAATCACGCAGCTATTGACGCTAAGGTAGAAAACACTGTCGGACTAGGATATGATTTTACCGTTTCCGATAAGACGATGCTAAAGCTTGAAATGAGTGAAAATAAAACTGCAGTTGAAAAGGCTAGAAAACGTATTGAACGTTTAAAAGTAGAACTCAGGGACTGGCTTGAAAGCCTTAATCAAGACGAGAGTTTTACAAGCATTATGGAAAAGGTTTACACAGATGTTCATTCTGTAGGAAATGGCTATATTGAAGTTGGTCGTAAAATTAATGGAGAGATTGGATATATTGGTCATATCCCAGCAACAACTGTTCGTGTACGTCGCCTACATGATGGTTTTGTTCAAATGATTTCTAATAAAGTAGTTTACTTTAGAAATTTTGGGGCATCTAATCCAAACCCAATCACACAAGATCCACGTCCTAATGAGATAATCCACATTAAGGAATACTCTCCTCTTAATACTTTTTACGGTGTACCAGATGTTATTGCTGCCATGCCTTCACTTCTGGGTGACGCACTTGCATCACAATATAACATTGATTATTTTGGTAACAAGGCAGTTCCTAGATATGTTGTTACACTAAAGGGTGCATCACTTTCTACAGAAGCAGAAGATAAACTATTTAAGTTTTTGCAAACCAACCTTAAGGGTCAATCCCACAGAACATTGTACATTCCTTTGCCAGGAGACTCTGACACCAATAAGGTTGAGTTTAAGATGGAACCGATTGAAAACGGTGTACAAGAAGGATCATTCCACAACTATCGCCAACAGGTCCGTGATGATATTCTGATTGCCCATCAAGTACCATTATCTAAACTTGGTGGATCTGATTCTTCAGCAATTGCAGCTTCTTTAGCTCAAGATCGTACATTTAAGGAACAGGTTGCAAGGCCTGCACAGCGTAATTTGGAAAAAATTCTTAATAAGATTATTCGTGAAAAGACAGACATTCTAGATTTCAAGTTTAATGAGCTTACATTGACAGACGAAAATGTACAATCACAAATTCTAGAACGCTATGTACGTAATAAGATTATGGTTCCCAACGAAGCTCGTGAAGCAATTAACTTGCCACAACGTCCAGATGGTGACGAGCCAATGGAGATGTCTTCAAGACAAGCAGCAGATGCAACTGCAAACCAAATGCAAACACGTGAACGTGATGCTGAAAGGTCTGCCAACCAATCTGATGGGGATGCCACTGTAGAAGGTCGCAATGCCCAGGGCGAGGGTCCTGCATCATCTTAAATAAAAATAGTGTATAATAGTAACAAAACTATAACAATGCATAAAAAAGGGTATATAATAAAGTAGTATGACTATTTCTAAAGCACACTTTGAATCAGAAGGCGACAACGTTCGTCTATCAATGCCATTCAGCAAGGTAGATCAGGAACGTCGCATCGTCTCTGGTTTTGCTACCCTCGATAACATTGACAAGCAGCAAGACATTGTCACAACTGAGGCATCCCTAAAAGCATTTGCTAAATTCCGTGGGAATATTAGAGAGATGCACCAACCATCTGCAATCGGTAAAATGGTATCTTTCAAAGAAGATAAATACTTTGACCCAGAAACTAAAAAGTTTTATTCTGGGGTTTACGTATCTGCATATGTTTCTAAGGGTGCACAGGATGCATGGGAAAAAGTGCTAGATGGTACATACACAGGTTTTTCTATTGGTGGCCGTATGAATAAGTGGGATGACGCTTATGACGAAAAAATGGATGCATCAATTCGCATTATTAAAGACTACGATCTAGTTGAGCTATCTTTGGTTGATAACCCTGCGAATCAGTTTGCCAGCATTCTATCTGTTGAAAAGGTAGATGGCGTAAACGTAGTTACTGGAGATAACGTCAATCTTGAAATTGAAAATGTATTTTGGGATAAAGAGTCTGGACTAGTAATGCTTTCTGAAAAAGAGGTTGCAGTTAGTCCAACCTCTGGTGCACCAATGCAAAATATAGGCTTCGTTGAGAAAAACGATGGAGATAAAACCAATATGATAAAGTTCTTAGTTGATAGTGCTAAAGGCATTAATACAATTGAGATTAATAAGGAGGATAACATGACAGAAGAAATCGTAAATGATGCAGTTGCAGAAGAAGTAACTGTTGATGAAACTGTTGAGATCGCTCCAGAGGCAGATGCCGAAGTTGAAGCCACAGCTGTAGAGACTGAAAAGGCAGACATGCCTTCAGGCAGCTCAGCTGCAGGTGAAGACGAGGAAGAGGACGAAGAGGAAGAGTCCGAAGACGAAGAGGTATCAAAGTCAAAAGAAGAAGAAGCTGTTAAAGCAGCTACTGAACTTAAGGATGCCGTTACATCAGCCTTTAGCGAAATCACAGCAGTAATTAAATCACTTAGTGAAGAAATTGCTGCACTTAAGAAGTCCCAAGAACTCACAGATGCAAAACTTGCAGATGCTGAAAAGGGATTTGAAGATCTTGGAAAGTCCATTGATGCTCTAGAAGCAGATACAGCTTTCCGTAAGTCTGGCGATCTGGGCGAGATCGTACAGGAACCAGCAATGGTTGAAAAATCAGTATGGGGCGGACGTTTCCTCACAAATGCCGATCTACTGAAATAAAAAATTAAAATCACTGGGAGGTGAAATATATGTCGGAAGAAATCATTAAAAATATTCCTGGTACAGGCGGAGCTTATCCAAACAGCGATGGGCAGGTTGCATCAGGTGGTATTGGTGGTGTTTCAGATCCAGCTTTCCCATTCGTAGGTAACAACACTCCTGCGGAGGCTGAGTATGGTCTAACAAGCGGTCCAAACGCCGTTAACCCATCATTTACCGAGAACCCACGATACGAAGGTGCTGGTATCCTACGTCCTGAACAGGCTCGTCGTTTTATCGACTACGTCTGGGACGCTACCACACTCGCTAACGATGGTCGTCGCGTGACTATGCGTGCAAACACTATGGAACTTGAAAAGGTTAACGTAGGTGAGCGTGTTGTTCGTGCTGCTAACCAGGGTGATGCATCATTCACAAATGCTGGTGCAACATTCAGCAAGATTGAGCTTACAACTAAGAAGCTACGTCTTGACTGGGAAGTATCATCTGAAGCTCTCGAAGACAATATTGAAGGAGGTGCTCTTGAGGACCACTTGGTTCGTCTCATGACCACCGCTTTCGGTAATGACATCGAGGACCTTGCTATTAACGGTGACACAGCACAGAGCGGAGATCCATTCCTTGGAATCATGGACGGATTCATTGCTCGCAACCAGAACGATGGCTACTCTCACGAGGCAGTTGTCGATCAGGCTGATGCTAACTGGACAGTTCACGACATGCAGAAGCTAGTTCTAGCTATGCCACGTCGTTACCGTGCACTCCAGACAGGACTTAAGTTCTATGCTGGAACTGACACATTCGCTAACATTGTCAAGAACAATGGTACAGTCTTCGACTCAATCGGTTCAACCGAAGCAGCTCGTGGATCATACCTTGGTGGTGTAGACCAGACAATTGGTGGAGCACGTCAAACTCGTGTACTTGGTATTCCAGTTCTCGAAGTTCCTTACTACCCTGCGGACTATGTAGACCTTACATTCCCACAGAACCGTATTTGGGGCTTCCAGCGTGATATCACAGTTAACCGTTTCTACGTTCCTAAAAAGGACACAATCGAATACACCGTATTCGTTCGATTCGGAATTAACTGGGAAGAGCAGGATGCAATCGCTTGGGCAACTAAGCCAGTAGCTTCCTAATCCTGGATAACACCTTTAGGGGGGCAGGGACTTCGGTTCCTGCCCTCTTATTTTTATAATTATGATGTATAATAAGAAGAGTAGTTGAGGAGATAGCATGTCAGACGAAGAATACGATAAGGTTGCCGTATATTCTTCTAGAAATGTTTTTTGGGAGGGTGTGGGAAGAATTTCCCGAGGCTACAATATAATGACCAAGGACAAAGCTGAAAAGTGGTTAACAAAAGATACCACTAGGATTGCTACGCCAGAAGAGGTCGCCAAGGAGTACGGAATTTAATGGAAATTTTAAGAGTGCCACCATACCCAATCACAGCAACATGGGATGTACCAGAAGCGAATGCAGACTATGTAATTTACATCGAGGACTTGGTTGATCACTCATTTGAAAACATAGATATCACATCTGATGAAGATTCCCAAATTCACTACATAATGCCACGAACTAAACTACAGTTCGATAGAGACTTTTTGTTTAGAGTTTATGATACATCTGGAGAAATCGTTATTGACTCAAACTTAACCGTATATAGACCATATATTGATCCTAATATGCTTGGCACAACGCCAGCAGAGGTTGAGCAGTATAAAGAGCTAGAAATTGTGGCTAGGGGTATTGTGGATTCTTATTTAGGATCGGCTGGAGGATTCTACAATCACAAACTTGTTATTCAGCAGGTAGGCCAGGGTACAGATTACTTCCCAATTTGGCATGATTCTAACCGAGTACTTAAAGTTTATGAAAACAATGTGTTAGTATATGACTCAGAAACTCCAGATGACTGGGAGTTTACTTATGCCATTACCCTCGACAATAGTGCAATTATAAGAAATTATACTGGTATTTGGAATAGAAGTGAGTCTAAGCCTATTTTGCCACCGAGAGCAATTGGAGACATTGGATTTTATGGTTATGGTGGAGTTACCTTCCCCAAAGGCTATGACTATACTTTTGTAATTGATGCTGGATATAAGGCTGTTCCACCCGATGTGGAGATTGCCATGAAGTATTTGATTAATGACATTGAATGTGGAAATAACGACTACTATAACCGTTTTATTACTCAATATAGTACAGATCAGTTTAGTATTAAGTTTGCATCACAATTCCTGGAGGGAACTGGTAATCTGGTTGTTGATAAAATTTTGAGTAATTATAAAGGTAATCAGTTTAAACCAGGAGTCTTATAATGATTTGCGAATCCACTAATGTAATATACCCACTTTTAGCAGATATTATGTATGCAGATGTTCAGCAAAGTGCTTATGGGCAAATTGCTAAAACATGGGAGCTAGATGCTACAATTGCATGTGGATTTGAACCTGCAAATGCTAAGAATAAACCTGGTGTACAAACAAGTGTTGCAGTGACTTTGGACCACTCTCTAGTTGGACGTACTCGTAAAGATATTAGAATTACAAGTGAACAAGCTGCTAAATCTTTGACAAACATTATTATTACCAATATCCGCGATAGATTTAATAATCAGGTATATGTTGAAAGCTCTGGCCCACGTTCAGGTCAGCCTACACTATTTGAGGTAGCAACATGTGAGCCAATTATTGGTGCATTTGGTAAGGTGGAGTATTACAAAATTGTACTGAAACGTTCTGATAATCAGGGGGTAGATGTATGAAAATAAAATTTGATGATCGTAAACTAATGAAAGATCTTAACAATATAGTTGCTTACTCTAATGGATTTTGTGAAGGTGTTGTATTGGGAAAGCCAAAGATGCTTAATAATCTAGGAGAGCTTATTAAAGATTTAGCTGGTGAATATATAGATGCCAATGCACGTATGAATCCAAAATCATTACACCATGTTTATGAGTGGTATCAGGTTGGTAGCCCAGCAGCTAGACTTTTTGATATAAACTATTTGGTTTCTGGTAGAGGTTTGTCGTTCAACTCTACATTTAGACAATCAACTACAGTTAAAGATGGGTCTAATAAACCATTTTATAATAAAGCAAACATTATGGAAAACGGAATTGGAGTAACTATTAGACCTATAGAGTCCAAGGTCCTTGCCTTCACTGTTGATGGTAAAGATGTATTTACACCAAATTCTGTTTTTGTTGATGAACCAGGAGGAAATGTTCAGGGAGAATTTTATGAAGCATTTAAAAGTTTTTTTCTTACATATCTTTCGCAAGCTTTCTTAGATGTTAGTGGTTTATCCCAAAACATTAAAAACCCTGTAACTTTTAAAACTAATATGCGAGCAGGTGCTAACGGTGGTAGAAGTGTTGGTATTAGGGTTGGAACAGAATGGATTTCGAAGGTAGGTAAATAATTATGGCAATAACATATCCCCCAGTTTTTATTAACGAATACTTGGCAGAAAAGGTAACAGAACTAATTCCAGATCGTTTTTATGGTCCTTTTAGGTTTTTCCCAACATTACCCACAGATCTAACAGCAATGACTGAGAGCTTTCCAGAAGCATCTAACGATGTTTTCGCGGTATTTGACAGAATGTTTAGAATGAGAAGAACAGCTTTCCCACATATAAAAGAAGAGCAGGTAATATATACATTTTATAAAATGAATAGCGACATAGAAGCTCTCATGGAAACAGTTCAGATTGTTAGTGAGCTGCTAGACCGCACCGATGAATCTGCACAAGAAATTAATGCTTGGCTCGAATCTAAAATAGTCAATGGTGTTGTCACTTTTGGATCTGGTTCTTTAGCAAGAGAGTTTAATCCAGTTTTCTTTCATGAACTTAAAATATATCAACTCGAAGAAACAAGTGACCTAATGCCTTTTGAAACAGTGCGAACACACAGTGCTAGCAAAATTGTTATTAGCTATAAATACCATGCCGAACAACGCTCTTTTCACGAAGAGATAAATTCATAATTGTAATAAACGGCTGATATAATTAAAGCGAGGAAACACGCCCATTAATCCATAGAAAAATGAGGTGAAAAATATGGCATATTCAAGAGGTTCAAGCACTAACATTATCGTCGGTGCAGCTGCTCTATTTACTTATGAGGGCGGAGAGCTATCAGATGCAGATCTTCCAGATCTCGCAACTACTGATGCCAGTCGTTCAGCGAGAGAAGCACTCACTGACGACGCAGCATTCCGTAACGTAGGTTACACATCAAACGGTCTCGAACTACAATTCCAGCCTGACTTCGGTGAGGTTAGCGTTGACCAGATTCTCGACGTTGCAAAACTCTTCAAGCAAGGTATGCAGGTTAACCTAAATACCGCGTTTGCAGAAGCAACACTTGAGAACTTGCTTTTCGCAATCGCTGGTTCAGACAGCCAACTTTACACAGGTACAGGTAACCAATGGGGTGGCGAGCAGGTCCTAGACCTAACCGCTGGTAATATTGGTGAATGTCCAGTAGAGCGTGGTCTTGTTGCAGTTGGTCCAGGTACAGGTGACTGTGCACTAGGATCCAGCATCGAGCGTATCTATGTAGCATACCGTGCACTTTCAATTGAAAGCGTTACTGTATCTGCAAAGCGTGACGAAGCAACAATGTTTGAGGTATCCTTCCGTCTACTACCAAATGACGCAGGATCCTACGGTAAGATTGTTGACCGCACTATCACTCCTGCATCCTAGTATGTAGAGGTAATAACTTAATAATAGATTGGCCTAGGCATAAACTCCTAGGCCTTTCTGTTGCTATAATAGAATGATGGCAACTAAAGTTTATGAAACAAAATATATTACATTATTAGATAATGCTTCTATTTGTTTGACACCATTAAAAATAAAATATTTAAGAGAATTCATGGTAGAGTTTGAAAAACTTAGAGATGCCACATCTAATGAAGAGACTATCGAACAACTAGCTTATTGTGCTTTAATATGTATGAAACAGTTTAGGCCAGACATTGTTTCCTTAGAACAACTTGAAGACATTACCGATATAGAATTGCTTTATGACATTATTGAGTTTTCTGCTGGTGTTAAACTTAGACAGCAACCAGAGATAAAGGAAGAGTCAGAATCAAAAGAACAAGAAGGTGATGTTTGGGAATCGCTAGATCTTGCCAAATTAGAGGCAGAAGTTTTTATTTTGGGTATATGGAAAGATTACGACGAGCTAGAAACATCACTGTCAATGCCCGAATTAGTAACAACGTTGAGTGCAAGACGAGAACTAGATTATGAAGAAAAGAAATTCTTAGCCGCCATGCAGGGGGTAGATCTTGACAAGAGTTCTGGTAAAGAAGAAAAGAATGCCTGGGAGGAAATGAAGGCAAGAGTGTTTAGTAACGGACAGGCAGCCAGCTCAGACGACGTTCTTGCTTTACAGGGTGTTAATGCTCAAAAAGCTGGTTTTGGTATTGGAATGGGCCTTGACTACCAAAAAATTAGCTAATTTAATAATGTCTTGTGTTATAATTGAATGAAACCTTTAAAGGAGGAAGTAAATGGCAACAAATGTCAACGAACCAGTTACCGTCGAATTGATTGATGGAACAACTGTACAAATCAGACCGCTAAAAATTTCACTACTTAAATCATTTATGAATAAGTTTGGTGACATTGCCGCTGTCGCAGAAAATAATGATAAGTCAATGGAAATTCTTATGGAGTGTGTTCAAATCGCTATGAGACAATATAAGCCAGAAATCGCTGAAGATCTTAAAGCTCTTGAAGACAATCTTGATCTTCCAACAGTTTACAAAATCATTGAAGGTGCCGCTGGCGTGAAGCTCTCTGATGTTTCTAGCTCAATCATGGCATAATTTATAAACAAAAGAGGTACTAATGAATGAGTGATATTGAATCCAATATTAATATTAATATTGACACCAGCAATGCTTTAGCAAATCTAAAAGCATTACAGAGACAAATATCGCTCTTTCATACCTCCATGGCTAAAGGTGGTGCAGCCACCAATGCCGAGCTTGCTAGATTGCAGCAAAATCTTATCAATGGTATTAACGCCACTGGTAACTTTGCTGCATCTATGCAAACTGTTCGTACCACCACCGAAACATTTACCAATGCATTAGAAAAGAACAAACTCTCGATGGGAGAGTATTTTAGATATGCTGGTAGTCAGGTAGGTGGCTTTAGACGACTATTCTCTAGCGAATTTGACACAATTGAAAAGGTAGCTAGAGAAAGAGTTAAAACACTACAAACTCAATATATTAAGATGGGGCGTGATGCCAATGGTGCTATGCAGGCCATTGCTGTCAGGCCCCTATCTCTTGATATGCAAAATCTGGGAACACAAACAGCAATCGCTGCCCAAAAACAACAAATCTTCAACCAGTTAATCAAACAAGGTTCTACAAACCTTCTTAACTTTGGTAAGAACACTCAGTGGGCTGGTCGCCAGCTTATGGTTGGTTTTACTATTCCATTATCAATTTTTGGTGCCACGGCTGCTCGTGAGTTTATGAAGATTGAGGAACAAACCCTTAAGTTCCAAAGAGTTTATGGCGACATGTCTACGCCAATCGAAGAAACTAATAAGATGGCCGATGCTATCAAGAACCTTTCTGGCGAATTTACACAGTATGGTATTGCTGTCGAAAAGACAATGGGGCTGGCTGCAGATATTGCTGCTATGGGTGAGCAAGGTGAAGATCTTCTTGCGTCTGTTCAAGAAACAACCAGACTATCAGTTCTTGGTGGGGTAGAGCAACAACAAGCACTAGAAGCTGTTACATCACTAACCAATGCATTTGGTGTATCTACTGAACAACTATCTGGAAAAATTAACTTTTTAAACTCTGTTGAAAACCAAACAATTACATCTATTGAAGATTTAACAGAGGCTATTCCCAAGGCTGGTCCAGTTGTACAACAGCTTGGTGGAGACCTTGAAGATCTAACATTCTTCCTCACTGCTATGCGTGAGGGTGGAATTAATGCGTCAGAATCTGCCAACGCTCTCAAATCTGGTTTAGCATCTATGATTAACCCAACCCAAGAGGCAAAAGATATGCTTATGGGACTTGGCATTAATCTAGAAGCAATTGTTAATGCAAATAGAGGAAACCCGTCTGCCTTTGTTGTTCAGTTTGCACAAGCACTTGATACCCTAGATCCAACAGATAGAGCAAGAGCAATTGAACAGCTATTTGGTAAATTCCAGTTTGCTCGTATGTCTACACTATTCCAAAACGTAATTGCCGAGGGTAGCCAGGCACAAAGAGTTCTTGGACTTACTCAAGCCACTGCAGAAGAATTAGCAGTACTTGCAGATAGAGAAATGAAGCGTATTTCAGAATCTCCAATGTATAAGTTTAAAAAAGCTTGGGAGGATATGAAAGCTGCTCTGGCACCAGTTGGTGAGCAATTCCTTAAGGCTATTACTCCAATTATTGAATTTGGAACACAAATTTTAAATAAGTTTAACGAAATGAATGATGGTGCAAAAAGCTTTGTCATCATCTTAACTACAGCAGTAGCTGGAATTGGGCCAGTGCTACTGATGACATTTGGTTTGATAGCCAACGGTGTTGCAAACATTATTAAAGCTTTTGCTGCAATGAGCAATTTCTTTAATAGAGCTGGAAATTCTTCACAAGTACTTGGTGAACAAACTAACTACATGACTCAGCAACAACTAGAGGCTGCGGCAGTAGCAGCATCTCTAAATCAAACGCACACTCAGCTAACTCAAACATTTACATCAGAAGCCAGTGCTGTTAAGAGATTGTCTGCAGAGTATGAAAGGGCCGTTGCGGCCCAAGCTTTAATGCGTGGCCCAATCGTTTCTGGAGGCACCACTAAACGACCTAAGAAATACGCTAAGGGTGTTACGATGGTTCCAGGCAATGGCAATCGTGATACTGAGCCAGCAATGCTTACACCTGGAGAAGCAGTTATTCCAGCACCCATGGTTGAAAAATATGGTCCACTAATTGAGGGTATGATTGCAGGTTCGATTCCTGGCTATAACGGTGGCACTATGTCTGTAGGGCAAGCCAAGGATATCTCTGGACTTTATAGAGCACCAAGTGCCATTAAAGCACAAACACAAAAGATTGTCTGGGACACTCTAGAAGCAGAAATTAAGGCTATTGAAGCTGCAGTTAAGGGTGCACCAGGAGTAACACAGTCAAAGATTAATAACCTCACACAAAAACAAGCTTCTCACATTGCACCAGATATTCAGCAAATGCAAGCAGGTGGTCAAAACATTAATGTTAAAAATTGGAAGGCTGGAAACCTACAGGCTGATCTTGGTGGAATAAATAACTACCTTAATTCACTTGGTGAAAATTCTAAAGTCCTTGAAAACTTTAAGTCCTCACATATTGATGTTGCTGCCAAAGAACTGGGTATGTCTATGGCTGAAGTTGAAAAAGAATTAGATCTGTTAAAAAAGGGTATCCACCCAACTACCCGATCTGCTGGTAAGGTTTTGCAAAGGGTTGCAGCAACAGATCCTGGATACCAAGGCAAAGCTGTTAGTGCGGCAATGGGCGAAAGACTCAAGGGAAACTACTATGAAACATTAGCACAAAGATCATATGATCCTAAAAAAGATGAAGTTGTAGCTAAACAGGTTAAAACAAGAATTGTTAAAATGCAAACCCTTTTGAATAATGCTGTAAGCGAGGGTGTCAATGAAGCTGCACAAAGTAAATCTCCGTCTCAACGTGCCAAAAAAGCTGGTAAAAATATTTCTGACGGAACAATTATTGGCATTAACGAGGGCATAGATGATGCTAAACGAGCAGGTCAGCGTATTGGTATGGCAGCAACAAGTGGTATGGTGTCAGCCACTGGGGTTGCTGCTGGTGCTCAAACGGTAGACGAAAATGGTAACGTTATCATGGCTGGTGGAAGCCAGGCAGATCAAGATGACGACAAAAAGAAAAAGCCTAGATCTAAGTTTAGCAAAATGGCAGGTAAAGCAAGTGCTGCAGGTTTTATTGCAACGGGGGCAGTTTCAGCAGCATCTATGGCAGGAGGACCTGTTGGAGATATAGCAGGACAGTTATCTGGACCTCTTATGGCAATTTCATCCGTAGGATCTTTGTTCACCATGATGCCTCCACAAATTGCTGCAGTTGTTGCCGCTATAGCATTACTAGTTATTGCAGCAACAGCATTGGTTGATGCATTTAATAAGTCTAGGGATGCAGCGATTGAACAGGTTAAAGCTACACAAGCTAGCAAAAAGTCGCTACAAGATTTTGCTGAGTTTAGCGGTAAGGCTACAGCAGGTGAGATTAGGGACAAGCAGCGAGAAGCACAAATGGCTACTCCTGGATTGGGAACAGGACAAAATACATTTGGTGCCAGCTTCCTTGAAAGTGATCCAGGAAAGGCTATGGCTCAAAGTGTTCAGGATGCACTTAAAAAGGGCGGTAGAGAGGCTGCTCAATCAGACTTAACAAATCAATTAGCTAATGCTGTATCCAGTGGAGTACTAACAGCTTTAGAGGCAAAGTCTATAGCAGCCAACATTGCTGGTGAACTAAAAGATCTTGATTTTGGTATTTCCGTAAACGGTAAGCTAGATGAACTACTTGGTCCAAATGGTGAAAACCTAAAGAATGATCCAATTAACGTTAGATTAAAAATTCAAGAACAAAGTAGGCGAGAGATGCAAAAAGCTCTTAACGACCTCACTCTTGATGGCCTTATCGAAGATGTGGATAAAGTTGCACTAGGACTTTCATTAACACCATTTGCTCCAACCCAAATTACAGGTTCAATCATGCTTTTAGTTGGCCAAATTGAAAGATTGGGTAGAGTTGGCGGTGCAGCCGCAGCACAAATGCAAACCATGTTTGAGGTTACCCAGGAACAGGTTGACGCACTTGAGCTTGATTATCAAAAGAGAATTGAAATTGCTAGAGCTGCAGGAAATATAACTAACGCACAAGAACTTGAGTTAGAGCTTATGCAAGCTAAGAATAAGCTCATACAAGAACAGTCAGAAGCAACAGCAGAACTTCAGATGGCATATCAAAGTGCTGGGTTTATGCAACAAGGAGCCATGACAAGCGGTGCAATTAAGTCTGTAGAAATGGCATATAAGGGTACTCCAGAAGAAGAGCTTGCAAAACAAGCTAAGGATGCCATTATTAATCAGCAGGGTATTGGAAACTCTATGGAGTTTATCCTTCTTGGAAAACTTGCTACCAAGGATATTTCACCAGTACAATTCATCACCTTGATGGAAGACTTTAAAGACCCTCAAAATCTTAACAAGGTTCTTAATACTTTGGTTAACCTCGATGCTGCATCTGCAGATCAGGTTATGTATCTGATGGAACAGTTTGGTGATAATGAAGAAGTTAAGATGAAGTTTAATACCATGATCACAACTGATGCTAATGGTAAACCATTAACTGCTGCAGAGACTCAAGAATATATTGAGCAATTTGCGAATATTAGTCAACTGCAAAACGTTGTAGACGTAAAAGCAGTTATGACATTCTATGTAGAAAATCCAGAAAAATTTGATCAGGTTCAGTCAAAAATTGATGCACTGAATGAAATGCCAGATGCAAACTTTACAGCATATGCTAATGCGGTTGGCCTAGAAGAACTTGCTGGAATGAACGATCTTGCTGCTCAATTTAGTAGCTTACCAGCATCTGAATCTAAAGATTTTGTTAGTAATGTTTTAACTATATATGAAACTAGAGGAACCCCAGCATTCCAGAAAAACTTAGCAGCACAAAATGCAGCAGGATTTAAAGGTGGTAAGGGTAC